AAATTCTGAATATATTTTTCCGTCATTACAAGTAAAAGGAGTCTCATTATATCCAGGACCTGTACAATCCGTAGACGATGCCTGAGATTCTAGTGCTCCTGCAATATTCTCTCCATTAAACCAATCTTCAAAAGTTTGATAAAAAGCTGGCGATGTAAAAGTTGTATCTACATTCCAGTTTCTAAGCTCTACATTACGTATACCTCTTCTATCATTATCTATATGTATGGAAATTTGAGATCCCTCTGGTATAGTATAAGCTTCAAAAGGAGCATTAGTTGGGGAAACTGCATCATTCGCATCAAAAGCAAGATTAGGTGTATCTACAGGATAAAGAATTTGTGGACACCCTCCTGCGTTTAATCTTTGGCTTAATTCTCCATAAGTAACAAAAGGCAGGTCACCTGTTACTGTACTAAAATTATTAGCCTGTAATCTCATATATGTACCAGCAGGAGGATGTATCTCATTACCAGCATCATTGGAGGGTAGGGGACTAAGAAAATCTATAGTCTGAGATTTTTTCTCCAATACTGTAGTCCTAGCACAAGTTTGTAATGGTCCTTGAGTATCTGTTTTTACAATCATCTGATCACCTTCTTCTATTTTGCTAGAATTTTGGCCATCAAGTAAAAAGTAATCATAACCAGATGTAGGATCTCTAAAAAAGAAATGACTATATATAGTGTTATAAGTTTTCTTATCAGGCTTTATTACAAATTTATAACGCTTAGCCCAATAAGGACCCACCTGAGTTGTTGGTATATTTACCCTTATACTATTAGCTTTATCAGAATTTTCGCAAGGTATATGAACAGTATTATTAGGACTAACCAATGCAGTTGACATACGATTGTATTCATCCATATATACTATACCAATTTCATATCCTCTATTACTATGTAAACTCTTAGGATTACCATTTTCTTGAAAGGAAGCGCTAGCTGTTTCTATTTCATAGTAGTCATAAACAAATATAGTTGGTGTAGCAATATCATCAACGTATTGCATAGCCGGTAACTGTAGTCCTATTATATTAGTAGAAGGGCTTGATGTAATTTTAATACGATCATTAGTACTATCTATACCACTTACCAATTTAAAAACTGTATCGGCATTAACTTCAAGCTCATTAGGAACTGAACAATTAAATTCATCTGTAAGACTAATTCCTTCACACCAAGTATTTAAAGTAGCGTATGGTGCTACCCCTTGAATCTTAGCTATAAAGTCAGTTGATGTTGCAAGCTGATTAACATCTGTAAAATCATTTTGTAATCTATATATAAAAGAAATATTTATTGCCTGAGCATCTTCTGTAGGAAATGGAGTGTCTCCAGAATAACTATTGTGTTTAAATCTAATTTGAAAATTAATAGTTGATCCTGATTTTAATTCAAGTTGATCCCCACTAGAGGTATAGGAAAGGTTAAAATTAAGCACTGAATTTTCTATACTTTGCGTTCCATCCCACTGATAAGTACCTGAATTAGTGGTGTGATTAAGATTAGTAAAACCTATTTGCTCGGATTCTAAATTAGCAGTGTACTCAAATTGTGTAGGATTATCAAAACTATCTTTTAAATCATAGCCCTCAAGATAATTACCATACATAAGCCTATTACCCATAAGGGTCTGAGCTTGAGCAAGTAAAGGAACACTATCATATAATCTTAATATCTCTGATGATGAAAGTATTGTAAATATTTTACTATTATCAAATCTAAAAATATATTCCTGGTCATCTGCTATACCGTCTTCTTCTTTGTTTATTTTCTCTATAATTTTAATTACAGAAGAGTTCATATCTTTAAACAATAGGTCAATAGACTTAACTAAGGGACCTCCTGAATTATATGTAACATCACAAGCGTTTGTAGAATTTAACATCCCGTCATTTAACGCAGTTGAAAAATTATAATCAAATGTTTTTGGTATAAAAGAAGGGTTACTAAACTGAGATGTAGCCGAGTATTCTCCATCTTCATATCTATATCTATATGCAAAAGAAATAAATCTGTCTTCTAAAAAATTATCTTGATTAGACGTTTCAATAGGTTTAATTGTAGGAGATGTTATTGGTGGCTTTTTAATAACAAGAATTGACTCTAAAGAAAACCCATCTATACCTGCTACAGGATTTGGATAGTTTCTATTTACATTTATTTGTTTAGGTGCGGTATGGTTATCTGTAAAATAGAATAACTCCTCTATCTTATTTATTGCGGTTATAAGAAACTTAGAATCAAAATTTAATGTGGTATTAACACCACCACCATCATCCATAGAAATAATATGATAAATTGTACTATCAGAATCTACATTATAAGATACCACTAAATCAAGCTTTCCAGTATTAACAGAACCAGCAAAATTACTATCGTGAACAAACCAATATATAGTTTCATTAGATCCGTCCTCATAAGCACCAATACAACGTGCTGAATCACTTAAAACAGTTCCGTTGAATGATAGACCTGTCAAAAGCTTATTCCCTTTTGAGTTTTCTATAACACCCACTTCTGCGTTTTCTGTAGATCCCATACGTACATTTAACGCATCTATATATTGACCATTTGGAATTAGACGCTCATCGACCATCTTATTCATTACTCCCGCAGTAAAATTCCTTGTTAAGTTTGCCATATTACTTTAACCACTTATCTTTTCCTCGCATATTCATTAATAATCTGCCAGGATGTATATTACTAATTCTTATTTTTGCGTTTGCTAATAAAGAACGTTTTCTTTTTTTAGCTCTTGCAATTACATATTCTTGCACTCCAAGCTTTGAACTTAAAATTGAATACTCAATATATGCATACAAAAATTCTTCAAACATTTTATTGACAGTAATCTTACTGTTATCACCGCCTTCCATACCATCTGAAACATACTCCAGTACAACTAATTTATGTTGCATTCCTGAACTAAAATTAATAACACCTTGCTTACTATTTATAGTAAAGGTAGGATTAGAATTTGCAGTCTCAGTATTTAATCCAAAACGACTACCAATCTGTCTTTCAAAATACCAATCACCGCCATCACAGTAACCCATCTGACCATCATAAGAAGATCCTTGGTTTAAATAAATTGAAGGTTGTATAGTAAATATTCTTGCGTAATCTAATTCTGAAAATTGTGGAGACAATGCATTACCATCAATATCAAATAATATTTTACCGGTATGATCCTGAAGATACGCAGCTGACCAATTTGTTTGTATATTTTCACTAAGTGGATATAATACACTATTTATTTCTTGTGAGATTCTAACCCAGTTTACGTAGTCCGAAGGAAGTACATACCTAAGCTGATCGTCTACACTTAATTCTAAAACTTTTATTTCTTTAAACGCATCATAGTTTAATTCTTGAATTGCTCTTTTTGCGTGAAATAATACCTTAAACCTTTCTTCGTTGTTTACAAGACTATGGTTTCCTTGATACATCAACATAAAATTGTTAACTATCTCAAACAAAGAAACGTATTGGTATGATCCCCAATTCTCATCTATAGGAAGTAATCCTCCATTTTCATAATACTGCCACTGTGATATATACGTCATAATTATTATTGTTGTTGTTGACTTTCTAGACCTTCAAGTCCTCCTGCAAATTGAACCACTGATGCCTCTCTAATAGACATACCTGCATATTGTAGTATTTTTTTAACTAGGTTTCCTTCATCATCTAAAGGCAACTCAAAATCTTGATAGTCAGATTGTGATTGATCAAAAGAAGGTTCTCCACTAGTTCCTAATGTTACGTATGTCCACTTAGGAACGTTTGGATACCTTATATATTGAGACAATACCCTTCCTATCTCATTAATAGAACTAGGAAATGCCTTAAGTAGTAGCGCTTCTTCTGTATAAGCAGGGTAAATTAATGATGGAGCTGTAAGTAATGAGTTATTTAACATAGTAATTTTACTATGAGTAACCTTTTCAGCCTCTTGAATATCATTCTTATATATTTGGTATATTATTCCTGTGCTGTTCCAAACAACAACAGAAACAGTACTATCTGTAGTAACAAATCCCGTCTCACTAAGATCAGATTTTACTGTAACATATTGAGTTATACCTTCTCTTATTAAAGCTACAGTGTCTCCAATTTTTACTCCATCTGTTATAAATAATGCTGAAGAATCAATACATTTATTACTCCCCCCTGAAGTTCCATCTGTAATTCCTGCAGATAATGGTGTTGTATATACCAATACCTTATTTATTATATAATAATCATCTCCAGTAGTTGTTTGTGATGGTAAAAAATATTGATTATCTGTAGGTAAATCTATCGCAGACTTACTTAGTGGGTTTGATACTGAAAACATATCAATTACTTCTTCTATTCCCTTGGTAACATCTGCATATCCAGTTCCGGATTGCCGAGTGTTTTCTTTATTTATTTGGTTGTTATATTGATAAAAATAATTTTCAAAGATATCCATCTGTGCCTGCTTAGCAAACAGGTTGAAGTCTGACGGAGAGATATATCCGTAATTATTTTTATTAAGTACAGACAGTACTGTATTCCTAACTGAGTTAATCATCTTTAAACATTTTCACAAAGATAATGAAAAAAAAAAGACCCCTTCTTTTTGAGAAGAGATCCTTAAAATAATATAAAATGATATACAAATGTAATACTTTATTTTTAATTTAAAGTAATTTTTCTAGCATTTTTAAAACATCAATTCCATCATCTGATTGAAGGAAGCTTGATACGATAAACATTGGCTCTTCACCATAAGGTACGTTTAGCATTTTTGTTTTATTAGAAGATGTATTATACCATACTTCTTTATTGTTCTTTCTAAAGGCTAATAAGCCCTTATCAAAAAATTGTGATACATTAGCTTGTAATTTTAGAGTAGGGTCGTTAATAACCTCTAAGAACGTCTTAGGATCGGTCTTAGCATATACTAATATATCTCTCTTTAATTCTGCTGTTGTAATCTTAGATGTGTCTTTATTAAATAGTACTCTACCAATAGATTCAATTTGATCTAGAGATAAGTTACGCGCTTCAATAAGAGCATCCACTTCTGTAGTAAGTCTTTCAACTTCTACTTGCGCATCAACCTCTTTATTAACCTCTATAAAACGCTTACCGTTTAATGGGTGGTAGTAAAGAAACTTTTGCAGCTGCGGGTTTTCTTTTGGAACGTGTAAAAATCCATCCTCAAAAATAATTGGTTCTACTACTATATTTCCGTCTTGCTCATCTTCAAATACAGATTTTTGATTACGGGCATAACGAAGTGTTCTGTTAGTATTATTCTCTTCGTCAAACCATAGTAAAGGGAAGTTTGAAGTATGCCTTGTAGGTATCATATAAGATAAAGGCGTTTCTTGACGAGTCAGTTTATAGACCTTATTGGTCTGTGCAATTTTTGTTTTCATTTGATATAATTAAAGTTAAAATTAAATTTGTTAATAATAGGTGGTCGCAAATTACGACCACCCTTATTAAATATTACTTCTTAGTTTTGAAACAAGAAGAAGTTGTTAGCACCTAAAGTACACACTGCTCTTTCAGACAAGAAGTTTACCTCCATTGCATCAAGATCAGAATTCTCAGCACCACCAGCAGAACCAGTGATCCAAGTTTTGTAACGTCTGTCTTCAGTTTCTGAAGCTCTGTAACGTACGTGTAAGAATGGTCTCTTAGCGTTCTTTCCTAAGATTTGATCATAAACAGTAGTAGATCCTGCTGGAACTAATAATCCATTTACTTTCCCTGATCCAGCCGCTGTTGGTAAACCACCACGCATTGTTGGATCATTTAAGTATTTCCAATCTGATTTGTAGAAATCATAACCTCTACGGAATCCTGAGAATCCAAGGTTAAGAGCCATATCACGGTCATTTTCAAATAAACCAAAAGAAGCTGCATTTGCTGAAGCTGCTCCGGCGTAACCGTTAATTGTAGCTAACATATCATCAATAGCAAAACCGAAGTCTCTATCAACGAATATTACGTTTTCTTCAATAGAACCTTGCTTGTCTAAACGACCAACAATAGTATCCCATTCAGGAAGAGTCGCTGGATATCCACCACCCCAAACGTTTCCACGATTGTTTACTGTGTAGAATACACCTTCAGAACCTTTATTTCCTACGTCACCACCTGCTGCAATTGCTCCAGAAGCTGCTTCTGCTGGTACTGCTTCAATCATTGCAGTCTCTAAGTAATCATCAAAACGTAATCTTGTTTCGTGCTCAGATTTCATATACCATAAATATCCACTAGCTCCGTTTTCAGTTTGAATTTCAACCCATCCAATTTGTGCCATATCAGAACCTGATACTGCATATTTATCTTTGATAATGATTGGAGAATTCTCGAAGAAGATATCATCAGCTTCCAAAGAACCCTGCATTCCGTTAGTTCCTTTTTTAAATTCAGAACCGTAAATAAATACAGTAAATTTTGCACCTGCTCCAGCTACTGCTAAACCTGCTGCTTCATAAAATGCAACTGTAAAAGTATCTGCTCCTAAATTAACTGCAGTTACGATAGCTTTGTTATTTGCTCCACCAGCGTTATCAGTTAACATTACTGTTTGACCAACACGAATAGCTATTGAATTGTCAGCTGTGAATGGAGGAACTCCTACATCACCTACTGCAAATGTTGCAACGTTTACTCCTAAAGCAGCTGCTGTAGTACAATCAATGTACTTTGTGTGTAATCTTCCTTGCTCAGCCCATTTGATAAGGTCAGAGTTAGAAGGCATTTCAGCTCCTACCATTCTTAAGAATGAAGATACTGTTCTGTTTCCATAACGCTCAAATTCCTTTTCGTAAGTATCTGGAAGATACTGATTTAAGAAATCAAAGTTGTTAATATAATTTGTTGATGTAGGGACTTGTTGCGCACTTGGTTGTAACGCAAACCCTGGTACTGCTTGTACTGCCATAATTTAATATCTCTCTTAAAGATTTTTTTTTAATTGTTTTTGTTTCTACTTCTAATTTTGAGTCCACGACCGCTGTCGTTTCCTACTGCTCTAATTTGCGTTCCTCCCGATGGAGCTGCTGCCTGTGGCGTTTGACGAGTAGTCATATTTACATTTTTTGCCTTTCTCATCGAATCATCAAGGGCCTCTGCTTTACCTTGTTCATAAAAGAACTCAGCATATTTATCAGGATTCATTGCAATAGACAAGGCTTTGTGATAACCATTTGGATTTTTTAAAAGTCCATCTTCTGTCAAAAACTCCCTAGTGAAGTTATAAGGATCTGAATGTGCTTTTTTTAATTCCGTATAGTCTCCTGGAGAATATACAAGTTTTTTGTCACCTATACCAAACTCAAAACCTTTGAATTCAGAACTGAAAGTTTCATCTAACTTAGTATTAAACCACTCGCTTCTACGAGTTGATTCTTCTTCATTACTACTTGCCTGCTTAACAGATTGCCTATACGCTTCTAAACTTTTTTGATCTTCTTCAGAAACAGCTGAACCCATTGACTCAAGAGGTACACTATATTTTTCTTTTTCAGATTCAAAATAATCTTTAGCCTTAGCAATCATTTTTTTCTTTGCTATCTTTGTTTTTCTAATAACCGTATCCTCGTCAAGTTCTTCATCGTATGAATAATCTTCCATCATACTATCAATATCTTCTTCATCAAGACCCTTCTCGGTTGCTATCAAATAACTTTTTAGCAATTTTTCAGGATTCATTTTATCAATATCTTTGTTTAAATTAACAAAGTCTTCAATTCCACGACCTGTATCTTTTTTATATTTAAAGTAAGCTGCCACATCTGAAGGAAGAGGTTCTGA